CGTCGTCGTGGTCGACACGCCCGCCGCCCAGGTGGCGGCCGTGCAGGCCGAGGACCCGGCGGGCACCACGCCCGCCGCGCCCGAGACCCATGGTGGCGCCGCGCGGCCCGGCGGCCGCCGCAGCGGGACGCGGTAGCCCGTGGCCTATGGCACGCCCGCCGATCTGATCGCCGAGTACGGCGAGGCGGAGATCGCGCGCCTGACGACGCCGGAGGGGGAGAGCCTCGACGGTGTCGTCATGGCGACGGCCGAGCGTGCCCTGGCCACCGCCTCGGACACGATCGACAGCTACCTGCGCCGCCGGTACGTCGTGCCGCTGCCCGGCGCGGTGCCGCTGTCGATCCGCCGCGTCTGCCTTCTCCTCGCCCGCTACGACCTGGCGCATGGCCGGGGGCACGTGCCGACCGAGCAGATGCGCCTTGCGCGCAAGGATGAGCTCACCTGGCTGGGGAAGATCGGGACCGGCGACGTCACCCTGGACGGCCTTGTCGCGTCGCAGCCCGCGGGAGGCGACGCCCCCATGGCCCTCGCGACCGACCGTGAGCGGATCTTCACCGACGAGAGCCTGAGGGGCTGGTGATGGCGGACGAACAGATCATCCGCGACCTCCTGGATGCCGGCCCCTTCGGCGCCGCCCAGGACGCGATCGTGGCCCGGCTGAAGGCGGCATTCCCGCCAGGCAGGTTCCAGCACGAGATCATGCCGGCGCGGGTGAATGAGAAGGTTTGGCGCAAGCTGGTGAAGCAGCCGGCCTTCGTCGGCCTCGGCTGGGTCGGCTTCAAGCCGGACGAAGCTGCTGGGCAGCCGTTGCAGGGCGCGGCGCGCTGGACTCTCTACCTGGTCGTGAAGAACGGCGCGTGCGAGCAGGCGAAGCTGCGTGGCGACAGGTATGCCCCGGGCCTGCTCGCCATGCTGCGCGTGGGCATAGCGACGCTGCACGGCTGGACGATTCCCGACGTCGGTCCTGCCAGCATCGCCGGCACCAGCCATGCCTTCCACCCCGAGCTCGACGAGGAAGACATCGCGCTGCACCTGGTTGACGTGGTGGTGCGGATGACGATCGACGATCGCGAAGCCCTGGCCGCGCTGCCCGACTTCCTCCGGCTGGGGGAAGCCTGGACCTTCGATCCCGCCGGCGCCGGCGAACCCGAACAGACCCTGGAGGTGCGCGCATGACCGAGCGCGTCGTTGTCCGCCCCAAGAAGGGGCTGAAGATCCCCATGCCGGGCACCGCCCACCTGCCCGAGGAGGCGCGGCTGCTGCCGGCCGACGGCCTGACGCTCGATCTGCCCCTCAGCCCGGAGATGGATCTCTGGCTGGAGCGCCGCCGCGCGCAGGAGGAGGTCGACGTCGAGGAGACCAAGGGCAAGCCGAAGGGCCGCAAGGCGACCGGTGCCCAGAATCCGCCCCCGGGCGGGGAAGCTGACGGCGCGGCGGTTCAGCCGGCGCCCGAGAACGAGGGAGGTGAGGCGCAGTGAGCGGCACCCTGAACGGGAACATCTCCTTCGACGAGATTCCGAACGATTGGCCCCTGCCCGGGGCCTACATGGAGATCCGGCCGAGCTACCGGAACATGGGCCTCACCGGCTATCCGGCGCGGGTCCTGATCCTCGGCCACAAGCTGACCGCCGGCAGCGCCGTCGCGCTGACCGCCTACAACATCACCCGCGATGACCAGGCGGGCGCGCTCTTCGGCGTGGGCTCGATGCTGGAGGGCATGGTCAAGGCGTTCCGCCGGGCCAACCCCTTCGTCACGCTGGACGCCATGGCGGTGGCCGAACCCGCCGGCGCGGCCGCGACGCACACCATCACCATCTCGGGCGCGGCTGTCGCGAACAACATCCTGCAGATCCTCGTGGGCGGCCGCCGGGTGGCCGTGCCGGTGCGGCCGTCCGACACGCCGACGGTTGTCGCGGCAGCAGTCGTCGCGGCGGTCGCGGCCGAGCCGAGCCTCAGGTTGGTCACGGCCGCGAGCACCGCCGGCGTTGTCACCCTCACCCTGGCCAATATCGGCGCGTTCGGCAGCGACCTGGACGTGCGGGCGACCCGTCGAACGGGCGAGACCATTCCGCCCGGCCTCGGCGTCGTCATCGCCGCCGGTGCGGCGGGCACGGGCAACCCGTCCCTCACGCCCGTCTTCGCCGCGGTCGCGACGCAGTGGTACACCGGCATGGTGGTGCCCTGGAGCGACGCCACCACGCTCACCGCCCTCGCGGCCGAACTCGACCGTCGCTACGGCGCGATGGTGCGGCTGGACTGCCACGCCTATCTCGGCCTCCGGGCTACCCAGGCTGCCGCCATCACCCTCGGCGCCGGGCAGAACGCCCGGCAGTGGAGCTTCCTGCCGGCGTCGAGGATGCCGACGCCGCCCTGGGAGGTCGCGGCCCTGCTGGCCGGCGTCGGCGAGCGCTACCTCACCGACGATCCCGCCCGCCAGTTGCGCGGCCTGGCCCTCCCGGGCTGCATCCCGCCGGCGGTCGCGGACCGCTACACCGATACCGAGCGCGCCGATCTGCTGCGGAACGGGATGAGCACCTTCGAGGTGCTGCCCGACGACACGGTCGTGCTCGAGCGCGTGGTCACCGGCTACCGGGTGAGCAACCTCGGGGTGGCGGACACCGCCTATCGCGACATCATGCGGCCGAAGCTGCTGTCGCGGATCCGGTACGACTGGAACGCCTACGTCAAGCTGCTCTACCCGCGCCACAAGCTCGCCGACGATGGCAGCCCGGGCGCGGAGTATGGCGAGGATGTTGTGACGCCGCGGCGCCTGCAGGCGGCCTGGGCGGGGCGCTGCAACCTCTACCAGCGCATCGGCTGGATCGAGAACGCCTCGGCCATGGCCGCGCAGGCCGTCTTCCTGCGCGACACCACGGACCGCAACCGGGTGAACTACCGGGCGCCGGTGGACCCGATCGACAACCTCATGGTGCTGGCGGGCGCCCTGGAATTCGAGGTGTAGCATGGCGCAGACGCTCGGAATCGTCGGCCTGATCTGGAAGGGGAGGAAGATCCCCGTCGAGAAGGGCGCGAAGTACAAGCCCGCCGGGCCCAAGAACAACGTCGTCGTGGTGGGCCGCCAGGTCCACCGCGCCGAGGAGTTCGAAGCTGGCGAGGTGACCGGCACCACCGTCCTCAAGAAGGGGCAGCGCTACGGCGACCTCTACGGCACGGGCGAGGGCGAGCTGCAGTTCGAGTGCGACACGGGGCAGACCTTCATCGCCCCGGACGCCTTCCAAACCGACCGGCCGGACATCACCGGCGGCGAGGGCGGCAAGGTCGAGCTCAAGTGGGCAATCGGTGACGTGGAGGAGGTGGTCGTTGGATAACCAGGAAGGCACGGGCGGCGAGGAGATCTCGCTGCTGCCCGAGGAGCGGCTCACGCCCCATACCCCGCTGAACCTGCCCGTGCTGGGGAGTGCCGCCGAGGACGCGAACCTCCCCGTCCTCCGCGAGGAGGGCGACGAGGACGAGGACGGCCTCCCGGACCACGCGGAGCTGCAGGACGACGGCAGCGTGATCCTGCCGCTCTTCCACCCCAAGACGATCCGGTACCGCACCTCGCGGGACAAGACGCCGCGGGAGGAGGAGGTGAAGCAGCTCCACCTCCACCGCCTCACCGGCGCCGACATGCGCGTGCTCTCGGCGGCGGGGCCCGAGGAGCGCCTGGCCGTGATGATCGGCCGCTCCAGCCGCATGGAGCACAAGACGAAGCTGTACTTCGACGCGCTGGACGCGGCCGACGTCACCGCGGCCGGGCAAGTGATCAACCATTTTTTGGGGAGTGGCCCCCGGACTGGCCGATCCACCTAGCGGCGGTCGGAGAACATTACGGCGGCATCCGCGAGATCGAGCGGATGACCGCCGACCAAGTGCGGTTCTGGGGCGGCGCGGCGGGTGCGCTGCGCCGTCACCGCGAGGAGAACTCGGGTGGCGGGTGAGCTGCGCGCATCGCTCCGGCTGGGGCTTCGGGACGGTCTCTCAGGCGGCCTCGGCCGCCTGCTCCGCCTCTTCGACCGGCTGGACCGCCTCGGGCGCCGCCTCGGCCTCGGGGGCATGGCGAACGGCGATCGCGCGCTGAACAGGGCCTCCGGCGCTGCTGATCGGCTGATCGGGCGCCTGGAGCGAATCCGCCAGAGGGCGACGTCCGCCTTCGCGGCGCTCACCCGCATGTTCGCGGCCCAGGGACGAGGAGGGGCGGGCGGCGCCGGAGGGCTGGGCGGGGTCGCGGCCGCGGCCGGCGCGCTCGGCGCGGGCAGCATGCTCGCCTCCCGCGCCCGGCCAGCGGCCTCCTACGAGCAGACGCTGCGCGATATCGCCATGACGGGCGCCGATCCGGAAGCGAACGGCCGCGCCCGCCCGGGCGCCGAGGTCGTGGCCGAGGTCAACCGCTCGATCGAGGAGATGCGCGGGCGGTTCAACGCGCTCGCGACGGAAACGGGCCAGTCCAGCCGCAACGTCGCGGCCGCAGCCGGGCGGATGGTCGCGGCCGGCTTCGATCCTGCCCTGGTCGAGCGCCTGCTGCCGACCACGGCGCGCGTCGCCACGGCCGCGAACGCCAGCATCAGCGACATCGCCGAGATGGCGATCTCCATGAACCGCCAGCTCGGCGTCACAGCGGAGCAGATGGAAAGGGCCTTCGCGATCGCGATCCGCTCCGGCCAGCTGGGCCGGGTGGAGCTCCGCAACATGGCCAGCGAATTCCCTGCCCTCGCGGCCAACGCGAACGCATTCGGCCTCCGCGGCCTTGGGGGCCTCGGCCAGCTCACCGCCGGCCTGCAGATCACCGAGCGCGGCGCGGCCACACCGGCACAGGCGGCCGACAACCTGCGCGACCTCATGCTGAAGTCAGAGAGCGACGAGGTCGCCAAGAACTTCAGCGAGCGCGGCATCGACATCCGCGGCATCCTCGGCACCGCCCGCCGGCGGAACGAGCAGGTCCGTACCCACAATGCCGATCCGGCCAATGCCGGCCGGCAGCGGCAGGAGATCGACCTGCTGAGCGTGCTGGCGCAGACGATCCAGCGCGCGACGAGGGGGGACAGCTCCCAGGTGGCGCGGATCTTCACGGACCTACAGGCGCAGTCCGGCGCGCTGCAGCTGCTGCGCTTCTCCCAGGACCAGGGCGAGACGCGGGGCTACCGCACCATCCGGGATACCTCCGGCCGCGCTGAGGTCAGCATGGTCCAGCGCATGACCGGCCAGAACCTGGCCGGCGCAGAGTTCCAGCTGGCGATCTTCGACGAGAGGATGGCGCAGCTCGGCGACCGCATCGGGCAGGCTTTCCTGCGCTCCCTCCCCCTCGTCAGCGCTGGGCTGGAGCAGCTGCTCGCCGTGGTCGGCCGCTTCGACGCCGAGCACCCCGGCATGCTCGACAACCTGGCCGCCTGGGGCGGCACCGCCCTGATCGTGGTGGCCGCTATCTCGCTTCTCGCCGTCGCCGGCGGTTTCCTCGGCCGCGGTCTGCGCCTGGTGTGGATTGGGGCCCGGGCTGTGTGGGGCGGTCTCCGGCTCCTGAACACGGTCCTCCGGCCTGTCTGGATGCTGGCGCAGGCCCTGCTCATCCCCGTCCGCCTCCTCGCCCTTGCCTTCGGCCTGGTCGCGTCGCCCGCGCTGGCCATGGGCGCCGCGATCGTCGCGGTGGGCGCGCTGATCGCCGGCGCCGCCCTGACGATCTACGCCCGCTGGGATGAGTTTGCGCCCTACTTCCGGGCCCTTTGGGAGGCCGTAAGGGGCATCTTCAGGGGCGCGTGGGAGTTCGTCGCCGGCGTGTTCACGGGCGACTGGGAGCGCGCGGGCCTGGGCGCCTCGGCGGTGTGGGAAGGTGTGCAGGCCGCGCTCGGCGCCACCTGGGAGATCATCAAGGGCGTCTTCCGCATCGCCGGGGAGGAGATCGGCAGGTGGGCGGACACCGGCTGGCGCAATGCACTCGACCGGCTGACGAGCGCCTGGGAATCCGTGTCGGGCCTGTTCAACACGGCGGTGGAGGGTGCCGTATGTCCAGCCAGCAACTGGAGAGTGGGCAGGACGCGCAAGGCGTGCCGCGCGACGAGGAGCGCACGGAAGGACCGCCCAGGGAGGGTGCAGCGCGCGGCGGCACGCTGGGCGGGCGAGACTTCTACCGCCCCATGAACTGGGATCCGTCGCTGCTGGCGCCCCGAGGCGGCAACGCGGCCGCCCAGCCGGTGCGCGCGGAGGTGGGCGGCGAGCTCGTCATCCGGCTCGCCGACGGGCTGGAAGTCGAGAAGGCGGAAAGCCGCAACCCCGACGTCGCCGTGCGGGTTCGGGGCGACCGCGGCCAGATGGTCCACTCGGTATGAGCGGCGCTCTCACCGGCTTTCTGCCGGGCTCGGTGTCCTCGCTGCTGGGCGCGACCCGCCTGGCCGCGTGGCGCGGCGTCACCTTCGCCATGCTGGACAGCCGGGACACCGTCGGGCGGCGCTGGGCGCACTTCCTCTTCCCCGGCCGCGACGACACAGCCCACCAGGATCTCGGGGCGCTGGACGGCCCCGTCAGCATCAATGGCCTGGCGATCGGGGATGACTACATCCGGCGCGCGGCGCGGCTCCGCGCGGCCTTTCGCCAGCCCGGGCCCGGCCTCCTGATCCACCCCTGGCTCGGCGAGCTGAAGGTGGTGCTGGCCGAGCCTGCGGAGATCTCCTTCTCCGACCAGGAGCTGCGCGTCGCGCGCTTCACGGCCGCCTTCCTCCCCTGGACGGAGTTCGCCCCTCCGCCTCTGGACACGCTGGGAGCCCTCCTCGACAGGGTGGACACCCTCCGCGATGAGCTGCGGCTCTGGCTAGGGAGCACGCTCGCCCCGTTCGGCACGGCGATCGGCCTGGTGGCCTGGGCCGAGAGCTACCTCGGCTACGCCTCCGGGCTGTGGCATGGGCTGCTCGGCGTCGGCCGGAGTGGCGGCGATGAGTCCATCACCGCCGCGCCGCCC